CCTTTCTAAGCTTTATTGAACTGAAACTTGTAACTGTTTCGTCCATCAGGAGTGGTCTTTAAACAAAACAAAATGCCGCGACGTGTTAAAATGAGTCGTAATAACAAGATGGGTGTCCGATCCCAGAAACGGAATAAACCACGCCCTCAACCTAGTGCAACAACTTCTATAATGCATGGGTTGACTGGTATTGCTAATCAGTTTATGCCTGGTTCTGGCTCTTTAATCCGAAGTGGTGCTAGACTTTTCGGTTATGGAGCCTATACTACAGAGCAGGCAGAAACTTTGTTGGCCTCTCGTGTACCAAGTATGCACGCAACACTTGATAGGGGTGTTCGCGTGGCACATCATGAGTTTTTAGGTGATGTGTCGAGTTCTACTACATTCTTTGCGTCCCAATACCCAATCAATCCAGGTTTGCAATCAACATTTCCTTGGTTGAGCACTGTAGCAAGTGCTTTTCAGGAATATGAGTTGAATGGATTGGTGTTCTACTTCAAGTCAACATCAGCAAATGCCCTGAATAGCGTTAATACAGCGCTGGGGCAGATCATTGGTGCATGCCAATACAATCCTTATTTACCACCTCCAATAAGCAAGGTTGAAATGTTGGGGCTGTCAAGTGCTTCTGATGGGAAGCCTTCAGAGTCGAACATTTACCCTGTTGAGACAAAGGCTGATATGTCTTTGTTTAGGAGCAAATTGGTTAGATTTGGTGCAGTGGCTGATGACTTGGCAAAGTATGATCACGCTAATTTCTTTTTAGGTGCCGCCGGTTCGCAAGCTGTTGCAACTGTCGGTGAATTGCACATTGTGTATGATATCACATTAAAGAAACCAAAATTGTGGACTGGAAATGTGGGCAGTAATTGGTATTACCAAGCTGTTTCAGGAGCTTCCAGTGTGGGTGTAAATACACCCTTGGGGACTGTTCGTACAGAGAGAGTTAACAATTTGGGTGTTGTTGCCACTGCAACATCACTCACAATACCCGCCACCGTGGCTGTTGCCGGAACATGTTACCATGTGAGATTATCATGGACTGGTGTTGCAGCAATGGCCATCACATATCCATCGGTGTCGTTTTCTAACTGCGCATTAATCAATCACTTCGTTGCTGGAGGATCGTCTGTCAGCACGATAGACGCACCCATTAATGGTGTGTTGACTGTGGCATGCACCAAGGTGTTTGCCATTAGTGTGATGACAACTGCGCAGGCAGTGGTGATGACGATAGGTACAAATGGTACCTATCCCACGTCTTCGCCTCAAGTTGATATTGAAATCGCTGAGGTGGCATAAACCTGACGGGCCCAAATTGGCCTCGTGTTGGTGACACGGCACATAATAAGGTGCCTGGATCCTAGTAGGGGGAGTGCAACGTCTAACCAAAGGAACGTTGCAACATGTGGTTGCCAGCCCACTCAAAGTTGGTGAGTGTTTGTTCCACCCTCGTAGCCCGGCGGTATTCCGATCTGGGGCGGCTCCTTTGTTGAGCGTTAGGGGCGGTGCAGCTCTGTCTGTGACCACTTGTGTGTTCGTGGAACACTCTGACGCTTTTCAGCTAAAATAGCAATAGCCTGCATTGAAAGGGTTCCTACAATGCAGTATCAGCCGAAGGTCGGTTATGGAACTGCCCCAACAACGTTTTATGATGACAACAAAGCAGCCTTGCTATGTTGTCGGTAAATCCAATCTTGTTGGAAAATGTTCAGGGCGGACCAAATATTATTGGCGCCCAGTACCTCGCACGCAACTTCTCACCAATTTATCTGCGCACCTTATCCCTGCAGAATACCCTCACCTTAACACATGGGAGACTCGGAGTGATATCACTGGATATACGAGTGCTCCTCCACGAGACGAGAGTGTGCTTGATTCTAAGCACAGTGACCAAGATGCAGGTCACCAGATTGTCAACTACGCCACCAACATTTCGACGGCGTCGGCATATTGCTGCGGGTGTTCGTACACTGCATGCAACTCGTGTTATTGCGATTTGGGGGGGTACACACACACTCCCGTTCGTGTCTTGGACTCCACAGACATAGATTCAGTTACCTTTGATCCCGCTGAATTTATTGTTCAAGATGAAAAGTGTGTCATTGAAGGAGAAGTCAAAACAGCACCTAAGAAGGCGCCGCCAATTCCTGTGCGGCCAGGTGTTTGTCAATTTCATGCCCCGCCACCTATTCCCCCTCGTTATCCTGCTGAGGAGTCAGTTCATATTGAAGTTAAGGAACGAGAGGTGAAAACGGAGGTGCCATTTGCTGAGAGAGAAAATGGTGATGTGCCGTGTTTTCCGCCACCTAGCGACCCTGTTATGATCGACCCTTTTGATGCCAGGATTAAGGCATTGATGGTTGACATTCCAGATCCAGCGCCGCAGAGTGACCCGAAGGACGAGGATTGTTTTGAGCATCGGTTTGCTGAACTGATGAAGGATATCCCCAGCCCGCCGGACAACACGATACCTATAGCACCGCCAATTGAGAATCTCCCAGCTATGGAAGCAGAACTAGCAGCCCTGATTTTGAAGAAGAAGCTGAGTTCTGGCTTGCATCAAGACGAGAAGAAGGTGGATCCTCCCATCCACCTTGAGGCCCTGCCTAACCAGTTTAAAGTGCGCCGTGATGTGCCCTGGTTTACAAAAATGCTCCACAAATACTTTGGTTGCTGCAATGTGCAGTTGGCAACAACCAGACATTACTCACTTGAAGGCCTGCAATTAGCGGACTTTCACATTAACGGGCTGGATGTGCGCGCAACGAACGCATTGTCACACACAATGTTGCGCCAAGAGCCGCAGATTATTCGTATTTCTGTGGTTCCTTATGACCAGTTTGATAATGTGATGCCCGTTTTTGATCGGGATCCTGTCACGTGGGCCCAAGGTTATGACGTTGGTCGCAGCGTCATCCATATCCCTTTAGTTCTCATAGCTGATATGATGCGGAAGTTTATGTGCACCGATGCAACTGTTGGTGACATGCGGATGCTGTATCAGGACTTAGTGAAGGTGATAAATGTGCCCTACAATGAGTTTATGTCATCTGAGCCAGACTTTGTTATGTTTGGCTTGGATTTGATGAAGTGGTTGAAGCAGCGTAGGCAAAACGAAGGGCTTCTAAATTTTCATCCCAACCAGTCAATTTAAACACTCCAATCAAGTGCTACCCAGGGTATAGGCGCAGTGAAGTGCCATTACCTCCTTTGCCGCCCGTTAAAGAACAGCTGTGTATTGAAGAGCGTGGGAAGTGTCCCAGGCAACGCAGAGACTTTGTGGCGGCAGCACTTGATTTTTATGTTGACGGAGCCATATTACCTGCCCCTGATCCTGATGTCATCGAGAATGTCGTTGGTGGCGTGTCAAAGCGATTTGGCGTAGCCACACCGCAAATTGACATTAAGATGATGAAGGAATTTGGGAACTTTGTGGATCGTTGGTTGAGGGTGAATTTGGTGCCATTGGCACCGGGAATCGACATGTCGGTCTCGAGCTGGTTACTCAAGACACACTACCCAGAATGGCGCCGAAAACAGTTGGCGTCAAACTGGGATCGACATTACCAGACCATTCCGCGTTGGCAAACTGTAAGGGAGCGGATGGCTAGATGTACTTCGTTCATAAAACGTGAGTGGTACAGTGCCTACAAGGAAGCACGCTGCATAAACAGTCGTTCTGACTGGTTTAAGTGTGCTACCGGGCCTGCCATACATTGTATTGAAGAGGTTGTCTACGCAACAGTCCCTGAATTCATTAAACACGTGCCGGTTGCCGACCGGCCTGCTGTGATCCAGTCATTATATTTGCCCGGTGTGAAGGTTTTCACATCGGACCACACCAGCTTTGAGGCACATCTATCTTCCAGCTTTATGCAAAATTGCGAGCTAAAGTTGTATGATTACATGTTGCAGAATGTTGAATATGGGAAGCGTATCTCACGGCTACTCCGCGCTAGTTTGGCGGGTATAAACCGATGTAGATTCTTCGACAGGTGGCAGCCTGTTGATGTTTCGCTCCCCGGAACTCGAATGTCGGGTGACATGTGTACGTCGCTTGGCAATGGGTTCTCCAACCTCATGCTGATGTTGTTTGTATGTGGCAAGAAGGGTGCCACATGCAAAGGTTTTGTTGAAGGAGATGACGGAGTTTTCGCTGTAACCGGCCCCGTGCCAACACACGAAGACTTCGAAGTTTTGGGTTTCAACATTAAAATCCGGGAAGATCCGGATCCTTATGTGGCTGATTTCTGTGGGAACGTCTTTGACCCAATCGATTTGGTCAACGTGCCCGACGTGTTGAAACAGCTGGTCAAGTTTGGCTGGTCCATGTCTGAGTTTAGATTTGGAACCACTAGCCAACGATCAGCACTTTTGCGAGCTAAGGCCTTATCCGCTTTGTCATCTTGGGCCGGCTGTCCAGTTTTGCAAGAAGTTGCACTTTATGTGCTTCGATTTCTTGGGAATGGCCGTGTCATTTTTGAGGATAATTGGGTTCGCGAACACACAAACATCACTGTAAAAGCTAGACCTGTGGGAATTCGCACTAGAGAGTTGTTGCAACGCAAATATGGCTTGCCCATATATACGCAACTTCATATCGAAGAATGGTGCAGAACACAAAATAGCTTGCGTCCAATGCCCCTTGGAATAATCGAAGTACCTGCCCCGTGGGTTAGCGAATGGAATCGCGTTCAAACTCATGATCTAGGGCACCTCAGGTACAATCGGCGATTAGTTAGGGACGTTTAAACCAACCCATGTTATAAAACTGCCAAAAACAAAAATAAAAATTAGTCCATACAATCCTTGTTATCTGTTGTTGTGGCGTGATGTCAGTGGAATCCGTCTTGATTTCACATGTCAAATCTGCAGGAGTGACACCTGTAAGTACCTG